CATGTTGGGTGACACACAGTTGTTTTCGTCGATAATAAAGTTCCCGAAGAACTTGTTACCTGACGATGGGTAACGTACTTCCGGCAGGCTGCGTCCTCGGTAGCCAATGGAATAACATCGGTTGAAGAAAAAACCATCGTGCGGACCCCAGCTCAAAGATGTACGGGCGATGACAGAAATGTATCCCACGAGCCGACCTGCCGCAGCCTCGGTGGTGTCGAACACCAACCTAGCACCGATATTGAAGTCGTGTCGCCACGCGTTGTAGCCGCGTAACACCGTTACATCACATCCCTGTACCTCGTACGCGTACTGGAACCGGTTTTTGGCGTCATACCTAACACTCCACGGGTATACGCCGTCATACGAATTGGTGTAAGCGTTGGGGTCTCGTAGCACCATTTGGTTATTACCAACACACGTCATCTGTAGTGGAATGTTAGTAGCCAACTGATCAAGCCGTGGCTTTGACTGCTCCATAATTTCTGCCCACGTCTTGTTCGCTGACATTGCAACGGGGTCGTAATCCGGTAACCCAGCCGGTGGTGGGTCGTCCCGGCAATCTATCAGTGATTCGTCATTGCCGAATTGACACTCACAACCAAAAAGATGCAGCGGGCAACCTGTTTGTGGTCCCCAACTGAATAACTTTGGCGTGTCAAAGGTCATGGGCGTGGTGAATCTAGCTGTCATGGGGTACCAGACGTCGTTGAAGTAGTCTGGTACGCAGTGACCGCAATGAAGAACAGGCTGACACAGTTCGTACACAGCCCAGATGGCGATCCTGCATGGGGTACACGCCTCGGGCAATGTGAACTCGACGTACCTGCTGTTTGATGCTACATCGACAGTGCCTTGGGGGAAGTCACCCGCGTCACAGTTGTAGATAACCAGGATGCTGTTGAACTTGAAGTAGCTGCCCTCGCATGTCGTGGACCATTCGTTGATCTGCACGCCAAGCGTAGTGCCGCCCGGCCATGTGAATGGGATGGGATCGTTTTCGTAGTCGTTAAGCTCTGCCACATCAGTACGGCCACCCGCACTATCGACGACAGTGAAGGTGGCACTAACTGGACCGCACTCTGTACCTACAGTTGGATTTGGGCAGAAAGGTATACCGTCTTGCTGGCAGAGGGACCTGAAAACCGTCAGTTCGCAGCCGCCACAACAATCGCATTTTCCATGTCTCCAAGACATTAGTTAGCCTCTTGAATCCTGCTACTTCCATATTCCTTACTTGCTGTAATGGTAATACTTCCAGGCAAGCCATTATCCATATCACAAGTTCCACCTTGGTGCAGATTGATTGACGAGAAGGTTTTAGCCCTAACATCTTGTGATCCATCAAATGACCCAGCACTATATATGTCAAGCAAAGTGCAAGTTTCATCTGTAGTAGCAAGCGTTACTGCTGTTCCTGATACGTCATAGTTAGTAACAGTTCCACCACTTACTGTGATAGTTCCTATGCTTGCATTCAAGTTAGTGGTTGTGCCACCTTTTTGAGTGAAAGTGCAATTGGTATCCACTCTAACATTGGTGATGGTTGATCCTTCGTTAGTAACTGTTGGCTTAGTTCCTGTGCCATCCCACTCAATGAATAGATTGTCACAAGTTCCGCCCTCTAGAATGACACTTCCATGCTTGACCACTAGGTCTCCAATATCTCCATTGAGATAGACAGTGTTGGTAGATACTGAGTCTATGACAATACTGTCAAGCTCATCTGTTCCACCTGAGTTGAGGTAGACATCACCCAACGATGCTCCACCAACAATGCTGACACTGTCAGCGGAGATAATGAATGAGGTACCTGACGAGCCAATCGATCCAGTATAGTGTGGACCTACTGCTAATGACGCTAAGTTGATAGCGTTTTGGTCTGTACCGTCCATGCTTGCAGCATTGCTCTGCGTGAATGTGACTGCATCTGCTGCAATTGGAACTGATGTCCCACTCCAGTTGGCTGCTGTCCCGAAAGACTGGTCAGAGGTTGAAATGAAATCTCTTGATGCCATGATTATAAATCCTCTCTATATTATGGAGCCGAACAGGTTCCATCATCTGCGTTGGTATAATTAAAGAAGTAGATAATGTTCCCTTCTTCATCTCTGGTAGTCCACATCTGGACAACTACGTTGTTGCCTATCATGGTATACCCACCATTATTATCTGGGTTAAAGTCTTGCCTACCACCAACAGGTTGTAGTTCAAACCCCTCGGGGTAATCATCACCATCCTGATTGACGCTGTTGCCATTAACACCAGTGGCAATATTGTTCAACTCATGCAGGTTGATTGCGTAGTTACCATCTGTTGTCTCAGATGTCCCCTCTGGATACTCAACCTCATTCTTTTCACTGTCCACAGTTATCTTCGTGAACGCATACTTCCACCTATTGCTGTCTAAGCCAGCAAAACCATCAAGTCTTGCCAAGAAGAAGTTGACGTTATGACCTTTACGTGGAGGCAAGAACGCATCTGTAGGCAGCATCTCAACTCGTCGAGTTGCTTTCAGTATGCGTGTCATTGTATTTGCGTCAGTTCTCATTGATTACTCCAAGTTGAGGTCGCCAAAAACCTTCTCATCATGAATTTTGTACGCCATCAAATACTTAGGGTCCCCCATCGGGGATATACCTTGCTTGTTAGTAGGTGATATTAACATAGGATTGAAGTTGACAAGTTCTCCCTCGTGGTATCCATCATTAGGAATAATCTTGTACCAATGCTTCCTGATGTGGACTTCATACCTTACGCCGTAATACCAAGTTCCCGACTCCCATCTTCTTTCTGCTGAGATAGAATGCATACGAACTTGACCTGGCTTAAACGACAACCAGACATCACTGTTGAGTGTATCTTGATATTCTAATGCCTGAGTTCCATTGAAGGTTATTTCATTGCGAGTAAGAACCCCAACAATGGTATGAGCATCTTTAGTTAATGGAGGGTCAAATAGTTGTCCTTGAGTGTTTCTAACAGCAACGTTGATCCCTGCGGGATTACCTGTGATAGTTGTTGTTGGTCCAGTTGCCCAAGTTTTACTGCTCCAGTCAGTCCCTTCCTTGCCTTCCATCTTTGCATAAGCGTGATACAGAACCTCTGGTATCTTCTCGAATGTCCAAGAGACTGTTGGTGATCTGGCGATTGGGTTTTCAATAAACGTTACATCAGTTGAATTATATCCTGCAAAGTCTGTTTGAGTGTCGTATGAGATAACCACTTCATAGGCATTGCCCTTGTCTCCCAGCATCTTTGGATTAACTGTTCTTACAATCGCTCTATTATCAGCAGGATGGGAATCCCCAACAGATGGGATACTTACCAATGTATATGGGTCAATTGCTCCAATAACAGTATCGAACCAATCATTAGAACCATCTGCCGCACTCAACTCAACGAAGTACACTCTTGTGTAACTGCGTCCTGTCTGCGTATATTGAGCAGTCTTTCCTATGTTCCTCTCAACTACTTGTAGTGTTGCCACTTCTATCTCCCCTTACGGCAATGCCACTTCTCTCCCTATCTTGTTGGATAGGTCTCTCAATGTATGGTTGCTAACCTGTAGGTCATCCCTAATACCTTGTTCCAGAATATTAGACTTTTCTTGTAACCTCTCCAAGTTTGACTTCCCTCTGTTGGTAGCCAGTCTTTGTGAGTATGCCTCAACAGAACCAATCTGGAATGCTCCACCAGCCACGTTAGGACCGCCCTTCTTGCCTTCTCTGATGGCTTCTATTTCTGAATACTTAGACGCTGCATCTGAAAGCAGGTCTTCCAATTTTTGCTTATCGGATAACCCCTTGTTGAATTGCTTAATTTGGTAGTTGGCATTCTTGAGTGCTATAATCTCACTGCCCCAATGCGCCTTGGCTGATCCTGTCGCCTCGTTATAATTCTGACTCAACTTCTCAAGAGTCAACTGGTAATCTGACTTGCCAAGGTTCTTTGCCTTGGTGATGAGGTCTTCTACCTGATCCTCAAGCCCTTTGTTATATTTCATCTTGGCGTATAGTTTGTTGTCTGACTTGATACGATTGATAGCATCAGTCCTTTCTCCACTTACTATTGACCGACCAATACCAGCCTTTTCAAAATCTTTGTAGATTTGCTGTATCTGCCTAAACTCATCAGCGTTATCTCTGAGACCACCGAACCTATCACCTGATGCATCTAATATTGCTTGGATACTATCCTTGAGTTGTTTGTTTTTCTGAGCCTCCTGATCAATCAAGGCAATACGATCTGCTTTCAACTTGTTGGACTTCTCCAACTTCTTCTCTAGTTCCTCTTGAACCTTGAGTGCTCCATCCAACTCTTTACTCTTGCCAATACCAAAAGACTGCAAGAAGGCTCCACCAAATTCTGTTATCTTGCTCTGGTTGCCTGACATCCAAGAGACCAACTGATAGAGTGCTCCACCTATAGAACCAATGACTAACAACCAAGAACCGAACGATCCCAAGATGCCTGTCACTGCCCCACCGATAACTCCAATTGCTTTTGCTCCTGCGCGTTGCATCTTTCCAAAAGCATTAGTGAGCATGCTCGTTCTCTGTATCATCTGACCAGATGCCGTGGTTATTCTGGATGGATCGAATATTGATACGCCGAATGGGGCCTTTTGCGCATCCGGAAGCGTTGCTCTAACTTGTTTTCTTCTTGCAATCTCTCTTGCCGGTACAAAGTCGTAGTAATTCGCGGCGTATGCCTTGTCCACCGGCGAAGAAACTTGCCACGAGTCTGCATCCCACGGATCAATTGATTGTTTTAAAAGGGCAGGTGTTGATGATCTAACCTTTGCCGATTGTTTTAAAAGGGTTGATGTTCTACCTCTAGCTCTATCCTTTGCGGATGCCTTGATACGTGCCAGGAGTGCTGCGGTATCTTTCGTTAATGATGCAGCGTGAGTATCATTGGCTACAGCACTCTTTAGGGTTGCTGCTGCTTCTACTTTCCTTGCCTGAACCAGAGAGTGAATAGTCTTGACGTGGACAACCAACTTCGTAGTGACTGACCTAATACCTTTGACCAACAGAAGATAGAACCCACCAACCACTCCTAACTTGGCTGATGCTGTCGCTGCTCCAAATGTAAGTTGATCCAACCAACCACCAAGTGTTCTAATCCCACCGATCAATTGATTGATGCTGTTGAGGATAACTTCAAAACTTCTACCAAAGTCACCCACAAGAGATTGTGCTACACCTTGCAATGACTTACTCATCCTTTTGAGAGCATCATTAAATGCTTCTGCTGCTTTTGCATCCTTGCTCTCAAGCGTGATACCAAGTCTGTCTGCTTCATCTGCGTATGCTTTGAGACCTTCTGTTCCAAGTGCCATAGTATTGACAAGAGAGACACCCTCACTGTCGAAGAGCTTCATTGCTAATCTAACTTTGTCTGCTTGGTTAGGGATGGCAGCCATTGCTTGTGTAATGGCTGCAAATATTGCTGCTGGGTTCTTGGAATTCAATACTGCTGCACTGAGACCTAGTTCCTTAATCGCATCTTTCGCTTCTCCAGTCCCGCCAGCCGCTTCGCTTACACGCCTAACCATTCGTTGTAGAGCCATGTTCATGGTCTCTATAGAGACTCCTGTCTGCTCACCAGCAAACTGAAGGCGTGATAGGTTCTCTGTGGTCTCACCAATCTTTGCTGCTGCTTTTGCTGTCTGGTCTGCTGTAGTGAGAGCGGCCTTAATGACAGCACCAAAACCTGCTGCACCTACACCTGCAACAGCAACTAGAGCAGTCCCCATCTTCTTGACGGTTGCTGACAATTCAGTTGAGGTCTTCTGGAACTTCTTCATAGACTGCTGTGAGCGTTTGATACCCTTCTCAAAAGGCTTTGAGTCAGCAAAGATGATTGTCTTTAGTGTTCCAATGGTTGTTGATGCCATACTACTACTCTCCAATCTTTCCACGCCTGACAGTTCCGACGTGTTGAGTTAGACCTAGTGAGACCAATACAGCATCACTCATATCTCTATCGTCTTGCTGTTGTGTTGGCTCGTCTGGTCTCTCTTGCCACCAGTCGATAAGGTAATCATCAACAGTTGGTTGCTTACCTTTGCCTCCACCTTTTGCCCACATAGCAGTAGCAAGTAGTTCACATACTTGAGCATTACGTATGTCTTGCCTAGTCTCTCCTGTTGGTTCTATGCTTTCGTAAACCATTCGTTCTAGAAACTCTGCCCAAGTCATACGACTCTTTGCTTCTGCGACGGTGCAGCCTAACTCTCTTGCTACCTTGACCCAGTTCCGCCTTACTGGGTCACGTCTGAGTTTTTTTCTACTTCCTCAGTATCAAGTCCGTTGACCTTGTTGCATTCAACTACGAGGCGTAGAAGCACCTTCATGGATTTCTCCATCAGCCACTTCACATCTTCCTTACCAAAAAGGTTCTTGCCGTGGTCATCACAGACGCAGTTGATAATCATTAGAGTCAACTTCTCTGAGTCACTTACCTTATCATACCTTGCCTGAGTCTTTTCCATTTGTGCAGCACTCAATGGTTTTACAAATACTGAGCCGCCCCACTCAGGGACAGGAACTTCAAAAGGTTGGATGTCTACTGCTTGCTGGATTGCATCTTTACTTAGTGCCATTGTTATCTCCTAAAAACTATCCCCCTCCCCCACGTAGGGGGAGAGGGGACTCCATCGATTATGATACAACAGATGCAGTTGCAGTATCTACAACCGGTGCGCTATCTACTTTGATAGTAAACGGTACTGATCGTTTGCCATCGTGAGGTGTTGAAGGATTACCTAACGATAGGTGACCCATGAAGTATACGTTGAGGTCTGGAGTTCCACCAGCATCTGCTGCTCCACTTGAGCACGTCTCAATCTTCCAAGCACATTTAAGGGATGAAATAGTATTGAGCAGAGTGTTGTATTCGCTAACTAGAAAGTTAGCTGTACCACTCAATGATCCAGCATCTTTCAATGCAGGAATATATTCCCTGAATGAATTAGGCGACAGTGTATGAGTTACCTCAATATCCTGTGCCTCTGCTCCTGGCAGTTCTACTTCTTGGATTTCTGCGATAATATCTGCGTCATCCCAAGATACTGCTTTCCATGCTGCTAAGTTTGCTGGGGTAGTTATAGTCGCAGCGTTGTAAAGAATTCTGGTGCCGTATCCGGCTCTTGCTACTGATGTTGCCATCTCTTTTCTCCTAACCACAGGTCGCTGTTATGACGACCAGATGAAAAAGTCCTCTGAGACCCCATACACACCATCCTCGTCCGCAGACTTAGCTTGTTCGTATGTATCTCTCGCACCATCACTCAAGATCGCTTGAATGTCGGTGCTGTTGTAATTCCCACTGGCTCCTGTCAAAGCAACTCTGACAGCATTACCAATGGTCTTGACGTTGTTGTAGGTATACGACCAACAATCAACTTGTAATCGAACCTCTTTACTTCCTGATCCAGTGGATAAGGAGTGAGTATTCAAATTGTCCGATACTAATATATACGTAATATATGGTAGCTTGACCTCTTGAGGAGCAGCATGTGGATACACCTTAGTCCCAACCAAATCTGCGATGGTTGAGTCTGCCATTAATATTGTTCTAATAGCCTCGTGTATCATTACTTTCCTTTTGCTGCTTCCTTCATCAAGAGTTTTTGTATCTTCTCTTTCATCACTCGTTGAGCCTTACCCTTTTGTGAGTCCCAAGCAGGTCTCAAGAATGGTCGTGGAGATTGTTTGTAGCTCCCGAGCTCATAAATATGTGCGATGCTTCCTAATGGGTATGCTGGACCGATAACTACCATTGAAATTCCTGATGGATACTTCCTCGTTACCTTTGCTCTAGCACCTTTCATTGAGGTGATAAGGTCGCCTGGCTGTCTGCCCTTCTCACGTCTTGGGTTGGTGCTCTTTGATAGGAGGCTTGCTAAGTTTGACCTTGCCGCTTTTACTACAGGATTTGCTGATGCTGTTAGAGCAGACTTGATAATCTTCCTGCTCAACGAGTCGTTGATGTTCTCTAGTTTTGCAGACAACTCTTTCCACCCATGTAGTTCCGCAGACGTGCTCATTAGGATGATCCCTCTGCTATAATAATCATGTCGAAGTAAGCAACGTGCAGGCTTGTCGTCTCTGTAAAGGTGATGGTGTCTGCTGAGGCGTTGGTTACTGCGAACGCTGCCGTATGACAGTCTAGTAGAACCTTATCTCCTGCCCACAATGGTAAGACTGTGTTAGCTCCCCAATGGCTGGTGATGAAGTTCCCATTTACGGATATCTTTGCACTCGTAGCATTTTGACCCCCTAAAGGATCATCACTGTGGTTTACTATGAGTATTCCTTTGACCTTGGTAAACTGAATGGTGTTACCATAGATGTCTTCTAAACCACCGCCATCAAGGTCGTATGAAACGTTTCCCCCTGTACTGATTTGTCCACGAACCACAAACGCTGAGTCAATGTCACCCGTTCCTAACGACACAAGATAACCATCCGACCTTCCAGCCTTAACTGCTGCTGTTACATCACTTGGTCCGATGTCTTTGGTATAGGTCAAGTCTATGTTGGTTGTTACTTTTGCTGATGCTGGCATTATGCTTGTTCTCCAATCTTCTCTTTGCAGAGGAGAATTAGTTGTCTATCGTTTTCTCTGGTGTTGATGACTGACTGTACATTCAACACTCTTGAGTCAAACAGGACTCTCATCTTTGGTGTTACTCCATCAATGTGTCTGATGGTTACCTCGTGCGTAGTCTCTCCTTGCACTTGATTAGCATGTGTCAACTCACGTCCTGTCAGTGGTCTCACAAATGCTCTCACCGTAGTAAGTGGAGTCCAGTTCTCACTTACCTGACCTGATGTATCTTGTGAGCCAGAGTTGAACTCAATGTTTATGGTATGTTTAAGTAGTCCCGCTCTCATTACACAAACCTCTTTGCGCTGTTACGATGCAGCAGCGTGCTCACTGCTTCTGGTATCTTAGAGGTAATGGTTCCGATCACCACATCTTCTCGGTGCTCATACCATGACCCAATCATTAACAGCATCGCTTGCTTTGTAGTCTTAGGAACTGCGTCTGAGTCAGCGTATCCACATACGTATCTCACTCGCACTGCGTTGACGCTCCTCTGTGTAGTCGGGTAACTGATGCCGTATGCTGCTGTCACTGATCCATAGATACTGTCCGTATCCACGTCATAGTTAGAGTCTGCCCACGTTTGCTCGTTACCATCTCCGTCTAAGTATTTGACGCTGGTTACAGAAGTGAGTGGTGGGTGTTCAAGAACTAAACCACCTGATGGGAAACAATCCCAAGTCTGTTCTCTAGTGGTGGGCATCAATGCTCGCCACTGTCTCCCCTCAGCTGCTTCTCTAGCAACGCCAATCAACGTAGTGATATAGGTGTCGTCGTTTTTATGCTCTACTCTTGGATGATCTTTTGCTTCGAGTAGCCTTAGTGGTTCGCTTGTTGGTTCTGTTATTACTTGATTTCCCAATGCTCTCTTCCTTCTCTACGTAGAGTTCCGCAATGCCGATACGTATTAGTTCACTGGCTACACCTCTGTAAGTCTCAAAGACAGAACCTACATCACGTAAGTTCCAAGGTTGTATTAGTTGTATCTCTGTCATCTTCATGTTGAGTATCCTAAAATGGTGATAAGGGAGACCCGAAGGTCTCCCCACTCACCTATATAAATCCAGAGTCGATTAGGACCCTGGTGTCTTCAATGCGATGATTGGTCCAGTGTCACCAGTTGTTGAGGAGCCTAGACTGTGTACATTGATTGCAAATCTCTTGGTTGCTCGGAAAGCAACTTCGCCAGTATCGAAGTAACGATCATCACTACGTGCGATTGTTACTCCCGCCCTGTCACCGTATGCGGCTGCCATCGTCAAATCTCCGAAGAGAAGTTTGATGGTAGATGCAGTATCAGTAAGAGCACTGTTGAGTTGACTAACGAATACAACTGGGTAACCCATGAAGGTTGTAGTTGGTCCACCTGCGATGTCGCTAACACTAACACCACCTGATGCCATCTGTAGACGAGCCATACTCGCAGCCCAGCCAGCCTTTGAGATATACCACTTAGGAGCAACGCCAGCGAACTCAGGCAACTTACCGATAACTGATACGAAGTCAGATACAGTCAAGTCACTGAATGCAAGATTAGTTGCAGCAGTGGTATAGATCGACTCATCATATGTTGCACCTGACGAGTCGTTGATCTTAACGTTAATTCCAGTAATAGAATTGTACGTCGAAGAACCATCGCCAATCCAACCTGCTTGGTCACTGGTCAATGCCAGTGCAGCAGCGAATTCTGCGAATAGATTATCAACGAGTGGGATTGCAGTATCAGCAGCCAGTTCATTAGACATACGAGTTAGGACTGCCCACTTGCCAGCGGTCAACGTTGCCTTAGCCAGAGTAGGATTACCCTCGTTGATTGACGCTGCCTCTGCCTCAGCAACAGCAACCAATGGTGCTGTCTTGACAGGGACGATCATTACGTCACTGGACATTGGAAATACGCTTGCATTTGCTTGGAAGGTTCCGTGCTGCAAGAGTTGTTCTTGCATATTTGGAAGGAACTCGTCAGGGACGGTTGCACCACCCAATGAGTCAGTTCCTTCAACCATCACGGTGGCACCCAGTTGGACACCGTTACGAACACACCAATCTGCTGATGCTTTGCTTCCAAATAACTTGGCTTCCGCCCACTTGGATGCTCGATAAGCAGTCTTGTTGTCAGTGAAGTGCTTCAACTTACCTACGACTGTAGGAATGACATCTGCCTTCACTTCTGGTTTGAATTCAGCAACAGGACCATCTTCTACTTGGACTAATCGCTGTGGTTTGTTGACATCAGTCTTGAATGCTTCAAAGTCATTGAGACTATTCAACTGTGTCTTATTGCTTTCAACAGAAGCCTTGAGGTTTTCAATAGTCTCAAGTTCTTCAGTTGACAGATCACGGTCTTCCGTCTCGGCAAGAGTAACGATCTCTTCCCATGAAGCCATATCTGCTTTTATTTGTGCTTGTAGTTTGATTTTCATTTCTCTCACCTATTAGTGGCAGTGAGAGGTTGAAATAGACAAACGCCCACTGCACTTTTCTTAAATATAGAAAAAAGTGTTATTCAGTGAACGTCACAGACGCTTAGGTCTGGTTTTGTTCTCTCTGCTATCTACTACCTTGAGTTGGTCTACCCTGAGACCCAGTAGCAAATAGGTGTAGGTTCAAGGTATCGACCTGTTCCCTACATTACATCATACGCCCTTTACTGGGTGAACTCCTTGTAAATACTTTTTTTCTTCTACTGCAATTGTGCCTTCAACATCTCTAAGGTTGCTTTGGAACTTCGTAGCGAAGTCATTGTCTTAGTATGTGAACTCCCTGCTCTCTGGATTACTTCACGAATATCTAAAACTTTATCAGCCATCCCTGCTCTCACTGCATCTTGAGCATTCAACACCCTGCCTTGCCCATACGTATCTCTGACCATTGCCTTTGTGGTTCCACGGTTGCGAGCAAGTGAGGTGATGAACATATCGTATGAGTGATCCACCTGACGTTGTATCTCTTCTCTTGCGTCCGTTGACAGTGGTTCTGCTGAGTTGCCCTCCGCCTTATGGTCACCAGCAGTGACGAACGTTGGCTTGATACCTGCTTTTGCCAATGCCTCAGAGACATCCTCGTGGACAGCCACCACCCCAACAGAACCGACTTGACCTGATGGCGTAACGTGGAACTCGTCAGCAGCAGAACCAATCCAGTAAGCGGCACTAAAAGCGACGCTGTTGGCAACTGCAAGGATTGGTTTTTTTCCTCTCGACTCATAAATGTGCTTTGACAGTTCTTGGACACCATTTACCGAGCCACCACCTGAATCAATCGAGATGACAACAGCCTTAACAGAATTGTCTGCTAATGCTGAGTCAAAGTCTGCTCTGAAGTCCTCTGTGCTTGTCCCACCGAAGAACTCAGTTAATACAGATGACCGTTGAGAGATACCACCCATCAAAGGAATAACTCTAACCTTGTCTGCTTTAGGTGTTCTAGTCGCTGCTCTAGTCGCAATCGATGCTTCTGGTTCAGGAGCATCTATATATGCTTGCAAATGAGATGGGATCATTGCCCATAGTTTGCTGATTGTATTTACGTTCATCTCTATATCCTTCCTCTATTTATTCGTTGCCGTATACTTATGTAAATCTTCCGTTAACGACTTTACATCTGATTTCAATTCGTTCACATCTTGGACGAACCAAGCAGGAGGAGCTTCAGTAGGCATTGATGCTATCTTTTGCCTTATGGAACTGATTTCCTTCCATATTGCCAGTCCATCCTGTGATGTAAATATGTTGCCTTTTATTT